ATCCGTAAAAAGATATTTCTGAAGTTAATTTAATTGTTGAATGATGTAATGCGCTTTCACTAAGTGCTTTTGCTTTAATAATATATTTTGTTCCGCCTTCATTTATTTCTAATGCAATATCAGACAATTGTAAAGTATAATATTTTGTAGTTTTAGGAATAGAAGAATACGACCCTAATTGATCTTCGCCCATAAACTGTATTGCGAGACACCAGTGTGCTTGCATATGAGTATCCCATCCAGCTTTTTTAGCAGCCTGAGTTAGAGCTAACATAAATGTTCCCATGCTATAAGGTTCAGTTACAATTAAATCTAATTCGTATGCATGGCTGTTTCCTGTTTTAGGTTCAAATGCATATTTTGTTTTTATCACAACATCGTCTAGATAAAATTCAAATTTTCCAAGATCGGTATTGATACGATTGTCTGGATATCCGCTGCCGCTTCTTAATACTATAGGAAATTTACCAAACCCTTTCATATAAGTGTCGTCTGGATTATTTGATCCGTCAGCTGTTACTGCAAACAACGTAAAAATATAATTGTAACTAGCATACTTGTCAAAAGGATTAGGCAACGGTAATTTTTGACCTGTTGGATTAATAATTTTATTAAATGCATTAGATATACTTTTGCCGATGGCTGATAATCCTGAAGCCGCAGAAGTGTTTACTGCCACTGCCGCAACTGGCGGCACTACAGGACTTACTGGTCGGTCAATTGATTCAATATTGCCGGCCGACGTATTAGCAATTTGAATTCCGGTTTCTGCCATTTTATAGTCCTAAAGATTCTAATAAAGTGCTGTTTTTAGGAACATAAATTTGTACACCTGGTACAAAATCTAAAATTGGATCTTCCAATACATCCATATTACGCTGAATAAAAACCCACCACAAGTCAGCGCGACCGTATAAGTCATATGCTAACAAATCTGGTCGCATATTGTATTGTGCCTGAATGGTGTAGAGAAAATCGTCTGAGGCTGCGGCCACTGGACGTATTTGTAAAATTCCAAGATAATTTTGTATAGTAGGCGTATGGGCCCAAGGACTATAGTCACTGTAATTTGCTGGCATATTAAATGTATCCTGTTGCGCCGTTCATGTAGCCGCCAATCACAAATTGATCTAAGCTGAATTTTCTTACACTTGTTCTGCTGTAAGCTGGCTTTAGTGTAACTGTAAATTGACTCTTAGTAGGTACATGTGTCACTCCGCCGCTTGTACTTCCACCAACTCCAAGTGTTCCAAGTAATCCTGCAATTTGTCCTACTCCACCAAATATTTCTTGTAGTCCATCGCTGGCGCCAAATGTACTTGCTAGGCCACCGAGTGCATCTGCGGCTCCTGCAATCTGTCCTGCGGCACTACCTACTACATTACAACTAATATAGTCAACATCGTTTGGTAATTGTATTGTTAGTCCAGTAATAACCACTGGGACATCTTTAAACACATAATTTCCGTAGGCATTTAATTTTACAATAGGAGGAGGATTGCCAGACTTTGGATCATTTCCCATGAACATTTTGGATGCTGATCTTAAATAGTGTATCGCCGCTATCCAGTACAATGCCTGTGTAGGATCTTCACAATACATAGGAGCAGTGATTTGAATTGTACCAGGATCACTATTTTTATACGCTTGAAAATTGTAATTGTTATGTACTGTTGATACCGGTGTATACGTAGTGGCCTGTGTTATGCTAATCTGAGGAGTATATGGAAATATTAATCCTCCAGCATCTTTTAATGGTGCTAATACCGGGCTTGTTCTAAAGCTGGGCCAAGTTGGGAGACTTAATCTGACACGCCAATCATTACTAGGAGCATCGCCTCCACCGAAGGAAGCAATCGCACTCATGGTGTCGCCTACTAGTTCTCCAGCACTTGGCAAATCCAATGCTCTTAAACCACTGCTAAGACTGTTTGCACTTAAAGCGGCACTTAAATTGCTAGCAACTGAACTAGCGCCACCTAAAGCTCCAAACACACTTTGTACCGCACCAACTGTTTGGTTAATGCCGGATGCTGAATTAAATAGACCCATTTTGGCTCTCCTGATACTCTATTTATTTGACTTTAAAATGTGCGTATATTATAATCATACTTGAGGACTGACTAATGACAACTAAAATTAACTATTTGAATAACAAAGACATGCTTGCAGAAATACACAAAAGCAAGAGTTCTTACTGTAGTTTTACCAAACCCGAATATCACCAATATGACTTAATTGTACCAAGTTTAGACAAAATAAACATACGTACTGTTGCTGAAGCCAAGCGTAATCGAGCTAAACGCATAGGTGATTTAGACTATCAAACTCGAAAAAAGGCTGGAGAAAAAGTTAAGCAAGCTGACTGCGAAGTTGATTATAAAAAGATTTCTAAGTTGGATCTAGTGTTCCGTGTTATGACATTTGACCATATTCCTGGAAATACTACCCGTAAAAAGAATCCTAAAAGTACTGCTGATAAGCATGACAAGGTTAATTTTCCTCCTTTCCAACATTGGAAATTCAACGAAGAAAATGAACTAATTTGTGTAGGCAAGAGTCATTGGAAAGGTAGTTTAGAAAAAGGAAAATTTGACAAAGACGCTGGGCAAATTACTAATACACTAGCCCGCATGATGATTAAACTTTGTGAACGATACGCTACTCGCGGCAACGTTCGTGGCTACACATACAATGACGAAATGCGTGGACAAGCTATCTTACAATTAACACAAGTAGGACTACAATTCGATGAATCAAAATCTGATAATCCTTTTGCATATTTTACTGCCGCGGTTACTAATAGTTTTGTTCGTGTTATTAATATTGAAAAACGCAACCAGAATATTCGCGATGATATTTTAGAAATGAATGGTATGAATCCTAGCTACAGCCGTACTGGTGCAGGTGAGCACGAAGCGGCTTTAAAACGACACAACGCAGAAGGTGCGGCAGAACCAGAAGGAACACCAAGTGAGTAATTTGTTTAAAAAAGTTGCTTGTTTTACAGACATACACTTTGGCCTAAAGTCAAATAGTTCTGTACATAACCAAGACTGTGAAGATTTTGTAGATTGGTATATTGCAAAAGCTAAGGAGGAAGGCTGTGATACAGGAATTTTTATGGGCGATTGGCACCACAATCGCAATAGTCTTAATATTACTACTATGGATTATAGCCTTAGGGCTTTGGAAAAACTGGGGCAAGCGTTTGATCAGTTTTTCTTTTTTCCTGGCAATCACGATCTTTACTATAAAGACAAACGGGATATTCATTCAGTCGAGTTTGGCAAGTATATTCCCGGAGTCACAGTGGTACACGAACCGACTACCATTGGAGATGTCACACTCTGTCCATGGCTTGTAGGCGACGAGTGGAGAGCAATTAGTAAAAAAGGCGGAAAGTATATCTTTGGACATTTTGAATTACCTAGCTTCTTTATGAACGCCATGGTACAGATGCCAGATCACGGTGAAATTCAGTTAGATGCTTTTAAGAGCTACGAATTAGGATTTAGCGGACACTTTCATAAGCGTCAGCAACAAAAGAACATGATCTATATCGGCAATGCATTTCCGCACAACTATGCAGATGCATGGGATGACGAGCGTGGTATGATGGTATTAGAATGGGGTGGACAGCCTGAATATTTTAGTTGGCCCAAGCAACCTACATTCAGAACTGTTAAACTAAGCCAATTGATCGACGAAGCGGACACATTGATATTGCCCAAGCAACATTTACGTGTTACACTAGATATAGATATCAGCTATGAAGAAGCTAGTTTTATCAAAGAAAAATTCATTGCGGATTATGATATTCGCGAGCTTACTTTGATAGCTGAGAAGAAAGAAATTGAGATGAATACTAATATCGATATCCAATCATTTGAAAGTGTGGATCAGATTGTTAGTAGTCAAATTATTAGTATCGATAGTGATACTTACGACAAGAATACCTTGTTGGAAATTTATAATAGTCTATGATAAAATTAAAAGATTTAACAGTTAAAAACTTCATGAGTGTGGGTAATCAAACCCAAGCTGTAAACTTTGCACAGGAAAACTTAACACTTGTACTAGGCGAAAACTTAGATCAAGGCGGTGACGATAATGGTAGTAGAAACGGTACTGGAAAAACCACCATTGTTAACGCACTAAGTTTTGCTTTATTTGGCAACGCACTTACTAATATCAAAAAAGACAACTTAATTAACAAGATCAACAATAAAAATATGTTGGTTACGTTGAGTTTTGAAAAAGACGGTATAAACTATCGTGTCGAGCGTGGGCGTAAACCTACGCTTATGAAATTCTTTGTTGACGATATTGAACAAGAAGGTGATGAAACCGATGACGCTCAAGGCGACATGCGTGAAACACAAAAAGATCTAGATGAATTGCTAGGCATGAGTCACGATATGTTCAAGCATATTGTTGCACTTAATACCTATACAGAACCCTTCTTAAGTATGCGGGCTAATGATCAGCGAGTAATCATTGAACAATTACTAGGTATTACTATTCTTAGTGAAAAAGCCGAAAGTCTTAAAGAACTCATACGTCAAACTAAAGAAGCTATTGTGCAGGAAACTGCTGATATCGAAGCGGCCAAGAAAAGTAATGAAAAAATACAGCAAAGCGTTGACGGTTTACTAACAAGACAACGAGCTTGGAATAGCCAACACGAGCAAGATCTTGAAAAGATCGGCCGAGCGATAGTAGAGCTCGAGAGCGTAGATATAGAAGCTGAGCTTGCGAAGCACAGCGAGCTAAAACTTTTCGAAGAAAAGACAGCGAAGCTGAATAGCCTAAATAAGGAACGGGCTACGTTAGATAGCGCGATAGCGCAAGCGGAGCGAAGCGTCACGAAGTACGACGGCGAGCTCGCCAAACTGGCTAACAAGACCTGTCACGCTTGTGAACAAGAACTGCATGATCACAAACATGAAGAAATGACTCAGCTGGCACAAGGGCACCTTGACGAAGCCCGAAAATATCATGCCAAGGTTGAAAAAGATCTTGCTAAAATCCTCACGGAAATTGAAGCTATTGGACAAGTGCCCAGTAGGCCTGTTACCTATTACGACACAGTAGAACAAGCACTTAAACATCAGAATAATCTTAAAAATCTTGAAACACAGCTGACTATTAAAGCTGGAGAAACTGATCCTTATCAAGAGCAAATTGAAGAACTGTGCATGACTGCTATGCAGACTATCTCGTGGGATGCTGTCAACGAGCTGACCAAGATCAAGGATCACCAAGAGTTCTTGCTTAAACTCCTGACCAGTAAGGATAGCTTTATTCGTAAGAAGATTATTGATCAGAATCTAGCCTATCTAAACAACAGACTTACCTATTATCTGGACAAAATGGGCTTACCGCATACTGTCATGTTCCAAAACGATCTAACTGTTTTAATCACACAGCTAGGGCAGGACTTGGACTTTGACAACCTATCGCGTGGTGAGCGTAATCGCTTGATTCTAGGCTTATCTTTTGCCTTCCGTGACGTGTGGGAAAGTCTGTATCAGAATATTAATCTCTTGTTTGTAGACGAGCTGATAGACAACGGCTTAGATGCGGCTGGAGTTGAAGGCGCACTAGCTGTGCTTAAGAAAATGGCACGTGAACGTAAGAAAAATATCTTCTTAATATCACACAAAGATGAACTAATCGGACGAGTTAATAACGTACTCAAGGTTATTAAGGAAAACGGTTATACCAGTTATGCTACTGATTTGGAAATAAATGAGTAAGCATGTAGAACCAACACCGCATCAGGATGAGGAAACTCATGACCAACTCATGCGGGCTTTTCAGGCATATTTTAAGGCTAATCAAAAATGGATCAACAAGGGCACAAGGCGAGCAGGTGAAGAAATGCGCTACTGGCTAGCGCAGATACGTATTATTGCCCGTGAGCGTCGTGCTCGTGTGCAACAGTATCGTGTACACTTGGATCAATCAAAGGCACTACGCAAGGCAAGCCAAAAGGCAGGGGAAGGTGAGACAGAATAAACTACATAGTTTATATGTCTTGGACTTACCAATCAAAAATTATAGAAACACTACCGGAAGACTGTATTGGGTTTGTATATCTTATAACAAATACTGTCAACGGGCGTATGTACATAGGCAAAAAACTATCTAAATTCTCGAAAACTACACAAAAGACAGTAAAATTAAAGAACGGCACTAAGAAAAAGAAAAAAATCCGCGGCAAAATCGACAGCGATTGGCGTG